CTCTAGGTGCTTTTGTAAAGAAAATACTATCATCAACAATATTATAAGATCCTTTGTAAATTCTAGATGATGTACCGTCTGTATGAGATGTTGCAGATGATCCAACAAATGCTCTCTCAACTTCTACCAATTTTTCAGATCCAGTATTTGTTATTGGTCCGACATTTGTTGTCCCTAAACCAACATTGATAATATTCATATATTCTTCATCAATTTTCAATATATTGAGAGGAGATATGCTGGTAATATCACTCAAAGTAAAAATAGTTGCTTCTGTTGAGATGCCTCCACCATTTCCGGAAAGTGTTTGAGTAATATTAGTAAAAGAGATTGGATACTGAACAATATTATCTATAGTAATAATAACCTTTTCATTTTTCTTTGCCATCGCAAATACGTGAGCATTTCCTTCACCTATAGATGTAAATGTAACTGCTGATCCTGCTTTAGTTGTTGATATTGAAAAACTATTATCAGTATTAACAATTGCAAAAACTTGTGAAGGAAGTTCTTCATTTATAGAACCATTTTTATACATCATTGGAGTCGATCCAACTCCAACAAAAGTCGATTTTGGAGTGTATATTAATTCTTCATTATCACTAAATAAATGATCATTTATCGAAAATTCACCTGTTGAAAGATTGAGAATATCACTATCTGATGGGTTAAATGATTTGGCAAAAATTGGAATGGTATTTGATCTTAATATAAAATTACTCTTATTAATCCTTTCCCCATTAATTGCTAGATATGAAGAAGTGTTTACAGTTTCGATAGAGTTTCCATACAAAAGATTTGGTGCTTGATTAATCAAATCAACCGTAGTATATAAGCACTCACTAAATGATTTGATTTCTAAATCACCACTAAAATTAGAATCTGGGTAGAATTTTAATAATACATTACTTCCATCATATTCACCACCAAATGTTCCAATACCAATTGCAGTATCAAATGTTCCGATACCAGAAGATGAAAGAAATGCTGATTGTTGTGTATAAATGTTAGTTCCATCTTGAACCATCATTATTTGTTGAATGGATTTGGTAGTTCCTATTCCAACCTCAACTAAAGATCTTGCAGAATCAAAATTATCTTTATTTAATATTAAGAAGGAGGTAGAAACTCCAGAAGTAGTCGTAGAAAAACTTGATTCATAAAATGCTGATCTTTCATTACCTTCTAGTTGATTTGGTAAAATATATCTAAACGTTCCAACGCCAACAGACGTAGATCCAAAACCAACTATACGTGTTTTGACAATTACATCTTCATCAGTATCATTAATATATTTTAAATTAAATAATCCAGAATCTATATCTGCACCGAAAGAACCTATAAAATTATTTGATCTTGAAAAATTACCAGTATCAAAATAATACTCTGAAATACTAGTATTAGATCCATCATGAGTTACATATAACTCAACAAAGTTCATTTCATTACTAACTTCTTTATAAACCTGTGCATTAACATGGAAAGAGGTAATATCATCAGTTGAAACACCAATAATATTACTTGTAGTATCCACCAGGCATATTTGACTGCGAGAAGTTAAATCAACAAATCCTATTGATGTTGTACCCAATCCAATAATTTGATTATCGAATTTTTTATCAATATACTTAATATCATACTCGGTATTATAAGGATCTTTAGGAGTAAATCTTAAATACTTAGTATCAAATTCGTCAGTTTCTATTGAAAAATTGCCATATTGTTCACCACTTGCTGAAGTTAAACCAGTTCCTATATTAACTAAGGATTGTTTTTCTAAAATAGCAATATTACTATTAGTTGGATTATTTAAGAATACTAAACTTGTTAGTTGTATTTCATTTTTGTTACTTATGTCAGAAACTTTAAATAGATAGTTATTATAAGAATTTGCATTATCAATCTTTAATATGTCTTTATATGTAAAAGGTTCATCCTCAGAATTAGAGAATTGGTTTGAAATGTCATCTATTTTTAAAACAACATTAGATATAGATTCTTGATAATTTGTAAGTTTTTTATTTTTTAATTTTATAAATTTTGATTTATTTTGTATAATATTTACATCTTTCACAAAAGCAAAATTATTGATAGTATCAATTCTCCTTTCTTCAATATAATCTTTTATAATAGTAGTTTCATCAGAAAAAGTAGTAATTCCAATATTTTCATCTTCATCAGAAATAATTTCTGTATCTGAGAAATTTTTAGTTCCGATGGAATGAACTAAACTATTGATAGGTGTTCTAATATCATTCCATTGTTGTCTACTCTTAATAGAATATGATAAATTTTGATAATAATCATTATCTTGAAGAACTTGGAAATCTTCACTCAATTTCCCAGTTTCATTTCTCCAACCTTCAGATATTCTATTAGAAAATTTAATATCAAATATTCCACTATAATTTTCAATAGATTCTATAGTGGCAATGTTTCCTGTAGTTTTACCTGTGATTATTTCATTGGGAGAAAGATTGTAAGAACCAATTAGTTTAATAGAACCAGAATTATCATAACCAACAACCTCAAGATCTCTATCAACACCATTAGACAATATTGTTTCACCGATTTCAAATTCTGATGGTGTTAATGAAATTGAGAATGTAGGATAATTATTTTTAGATACAATGGTTCCAAAAGAATCTTGAATTGTTTTAGCAATTCCTGTGTTTGTTCCTAGACCGAAAATGCTAATAGTTACTTGATCATCGTTAATTCCGCCAAATAATCTTTTGTTTTTATAATCAGTTACTTTAAAGAATCTATACCCATAGTCACTGGAATTAAATCCTTCACCATCTGTTCCGAATTTTTGAATACCTTCAATAAAAACTTGCTCATCCACCACAAAAACATCTGTAGAAAATCCTACCGGTGGTGTTGTTATAATACAAGTAAAAATACCAGTATTTGATGATTGAACTTCTTTAATGCTAACTCCATTACTATTATTGATAGTAAAAAGTTCTGCCGATTGATCAGAGATTCCCTTGGGGGAATTATCGACAAATAAACTGGTGATTGAATTTCCAGTAATTTTTGGTATTATCAATCCATTATTTAATACATTTCTTGTAATATTATTCACAACAATAATTTCTGGTGGTGAAGTATATCCAGATCCACCAGAAATTATTGTTACAATACCAACTGTATTTGAATTCTTTAATTTAATTTTTGGAGACAAGAAAGCATGTGGCCTTAAAGTTTTATCGGAAGAATATTGAAAATTTTCGTTAACTAATTTTGTTTCTTTAATTTTCCCCATACTATTGGAATTTAAAGAAACAGATAAATTTTTTCCATTTGCCGTATTTACGTTTAAAAATGAGGGCAATTTTTTATATCCAAATCCACTAGATATAATTCTAACCGCATTTACTGGACCAGAAGATGATGTTGAAGTTGTCGTATATTCTAAATTATCACATTCTGCGGAAATATATTCTATTTTTTCTGGAGATTCATTTAGAGAAATTTGAAAAGTAGTTGACCCTATACCAGAAATATTATAAGTTTTATTATAAACACTATCACTAAATAAAATTTCTGAAAAATTATTTACATCTTTATCAGAAGAACTTATATAACCAGATTTTTCTAAAGAATAATAAAGTCTTTTTGGTAATTCGGAACTGTAATTAATAGTAAAAGAAGCATTAGTAGATATTCCTACTGTTCCTACACCAATTGTACTAAAAGTTTCTGTAGAACCTGTTGACACAAACTCATTATTAAAATCTTGATCATAATAAAGTTTAAATTCATACCCAGATAAAGAAGAATCTGTTAAATCAAATACTAAATTATTATTTTTAACTGGTTGTAATTGTGGATTAATTAGTGATATTATTTGTGAAGAACCTCCCGTAGAAGCAAAACTTACAACTGTTGGTGGATTTTGTTGAGAATCTATTAAAGTTTCACAGAGATTAATTGTATTTCTATTAATTTTATAAACAAAATATTCATTATCCCCATTATCCCCATTATCCTCATAAAGAACTTTATCACCAGTTTCTAATTCATGATTGGTAATTGTAATTTCATTAGTTGTAGTATTAATTCCTGTGGAGTTGAATCCAATTGGATTGACTAAAATATTATCAATTTCTGATTTATAAAGAACACGAACCGCTGTTGAGGTTCCAATACCCACTGAAAGATTTGGTTGAACATTCATAGTGATTAAATCACCATTAGATAATCCATGTGAATATGAAGTTGATATTGAAACTGTTGAGATAATTTTCTCAATTTTTCCAAGTTTTTGTATGTTATTAGTATCGAAATAATAATTATCAGCATTATCACCTCCAGATCTAAAGAAAACTTCATCGGAAGTGAGAGAAGTTTTTATCCCAATAGTGCTTGGAGACTTATTGACAGCATATACTGGTTCTGTTGTTGGAAGATCAAATGGCGTTCCTGTAGGAGATGTTGAAATTAAAATGGCACCAGTATTGCCATTTTGACTAAATGTAAGTTTCTGATTAGTTTGAAGAGAATGATCTTTAATACTAATTCTTTGTGTGGGAATAGATCCAGAAATTACCTCTTGACCAAACGGATATGACACTTCATATCCCAATCCTGCCGTTGTTCCAAAACCAACAGATTCTTGTGGATTAAAATAAAATCTATTGTTTACTTTAGAGACAAAATAATCTACGTTTTGATTAATTGTAAATGTTTTTGGTTTGAATGATACTGCTGTTCCAACAGTATGTGCAATTCCAGAATCACCTCTTTTTACTCTAAAAATATTTTTATTTGGATATATATTTAAAATTTCTAAAGTTTCAGTTCCAATCTCAATACTACTGCCAACAGAAATTCCAGATGGAATTTGCGTCACATAAATTTCTGTTGTTGCAGCACCAGTTCCTCCAATCTCTGTAGTTATTCCTATAGTTGGGATAATTGGGACCTTAATTTTAAATGAACCATTTAAAATTGAAAGATTTGAAGTACTAAATCCGGATATCACGACAATATCATTGTCTAACAATGTATGAAAAGGAGAAATTGTTACAGTTACTTTATTATCTCCACTTAGAGTAAATATTGCATCATTATATACTTCATATGAAGTATCAATTCTATCAACATCCCTCCCCTTTAAGGATGAGACAATAGCACTAATTCCTCCACCTTCAGTATTGTCATTGTTGAAATTCAATGATTCGTTTACTTTGTAATTATCTCCACTATTGATAACCGAGATATTAGAAATTGTTCCTTCACTGATAGATTCGACTATTACTTTTTGTCTTTTGATGTCATCATTTTCGACAATAAAATCATTACCGGCATTCTTTTCTAAAATTTTATAACCCAAAGTATTTCTAGAAAGAGATGAATTATTAAAATTAAATTTTTGATTTAAACTTTTATTTTCCTCAATCGTATTTGATCGAAAAGAATTTCCAATGAAATATGGAAACTGGGGTTCTTTTGTTATTTGATCTATAACTGCGTAATATGCATAGACTCCATTTGGAAAATCATTAGTCTTTGAAAATCTTCCATTATTTCTATCAAGATCACCATTTTGAGGATTATAACTATAATCTTCATTAAAAAATCCTAAAGGAAACTCAGATTCTGATGGTCTATCATAAACATTTGTTATACTTTGTGTATAACTAGATGTCATAGTTTTAATACCAGAATTTATATTGTTTGGGTCTGGAGTTGAATATGGACCATAGATAGGATTTCCATCATATGCCCATCCAATGATATTAGATAAAGTCTCACCAGTATCTTCAAATGAAGATTGCAAATCTTCAAAATATCCAGTTACTGAATATGATAATTCATCATTCTCATCTTTTAATATTTCAGTTTGTTTTGTAGATAATTTTTCGACTTGATTGACAGTAAGTTCTCTTATAGATGCATCTAAAATTTGATCGATACCACTAGAAACTACTTTAATTTTAGTAGAAGTTGAATATCCTATTCCTGGATTAATAATATTAACATCGGTAATTTTTTCATTAGTAACTATTGCTCTTAATTTAGCACCACTTCCTGCATTAGTTGGGTCTAAAACGATTAAATCTGGAGTAGAAAAATATTCAAGTCCACCAAATTGTATATTTACTTCATTTATAGATCCATTAGATATGATAGGATTTATTTGGCCATCTCTACCATTTTTAACTGTAAATGATGGGGATTTTTCAAAATTGAGAATATTCGATCCGTATCCAGTTCCTGGTTCATAAACATAAATTTGTTCAATAGATCCTTTTACAACTGGTGTTACTTCTATAGATTGAATTTGTGTTGTTGTTCCAATACCAACTGATGTAAACTCAATATTTGCTCTTATATCTGGATATTTAAACTCTTGGAATCCACTCCCTACGGTGTTTAATTCTTCATATTTTTTTCTTTCATAATTTGTAATATTTGTTCCTCCAATACCAGCATCACATAACCTAAAAGAATTTTCGTCAATTTTTAAAACATAATATTGATTTTCAGTTGTAATTCCTGATATTTTACTTGTTTCATAACTATACTCTACAATTTCACCATTATTAAATCCATGATTTTTAAAGTTGATAGAGTTTTGTGTTGTGGAGATTCCTGCCGGTTTAACTAAAAGTTTTCTATTTGTAAATGAACCCCCATCAATTACTTTTATTTCTGAAATAGTATTATTAGAAAATTCGGTTAAAAATTTATGAGTTCCACTTAGTGAAGTTGTTGCAAAAGAAACTTGATTAGTCTCATTTAAATAATCATTAAAATTATCGAATAACGTTATTGTTGTGTTATTATCAATTTTTGCAAAATAATCTTTATTATCAGATAATTGCGAGATTCCTAATCCAATACTAACACTCTCATTACCATTATTTCTATAAGTAATTTTTTGACCATTTGAAAAATTATGATCATTTAAAAATGTTAGTTGATTGGTGGTTGTACTTATACCACCACCCTGTGTAGTTGCTCTTGCATCAAATAATACTTCCCTTCTTCTTTTAATTAATACTGGTTCAAAAAATCCTCCAGATCTATTTCCACCAGTAACATCAACCGATAATACTTCTTTAATATCAAAATTTTGCTTATCTACAATAATATCTGTTAATGTTCCAGTTATAACCGGTTGGACTAAAGATGTTATTCCGATACCGGATGATACTTGTATTTTTGGAACATTAACAACATCAAAATTATGCCCACTATTTAAAATTTTAATATTTTTAATCGGACCATAATAAATTTTATCAAAAGTTTTATAATTTGATATTTCAACTCCATTAATCAACATTCCTATTGATCCTGGAATTGTTTCCTCTAAATTTCCATTTTTAATATTAGGATTGAGAGAAAATTTCTTAAGAATTTTTTGGGGATTTAATATTTCTGATTTTTGAGAATATAAAGTAAAAGTATGAGTTCCTAATACTGGAGAAGATGCTGCTCCTTCAGATGATACTGATTTGAATTGAACGGCATTTAGATTAGAATCCAAAAAAGAAGGAGAAGTATAAAGTTTTATTTTTTTCTTATTACTACCAGATAAAACCTTAATATAATAAGAACCTTCTTCCAATCCATTTAAAGGATCACCAGACGATCTATATTGAATTCTTTCTCCACTTATAAATGGAACAGGAGTACCAAAAAGGATAGTAGAGTATAGTCCAGTGACCTCATCATAATCAACAAGAGGGTCTTCAGAAGAAGGTGAAATTGATGATGAGTTAATTGATTTTGTTATCTGATATGAATAAGAATTTGTAAGACCATTTCCCCAGGATGGAAGTGAATTTGATGCTATATATGCAAAATTATCATCATCAACATACATGTTCTGAACATCAGAAATAATGCTATTATTCTGATATTTGAAATTAACAGAGGTACTATTTGCTTTATTAATTTTTCTTCTTAACTTTATAGACTGTTCCTCATTTGGAGAGAAAGAGCTTAGATTTGATATAAAAACAGAATTGGTTATAATATCTGAATTTACATACGGAGTGTCTGAAGTATCTGTAGGATATATTATATCGTTTGTTTTTTCATCTATAAATTCTACTCGATCACCCTTCTTTAATTGAGACCTATCGACAGAAGTTTGTAATATAACACCAATTGGAGACGAACCTCCTATAAAACTATCAATTTTTATTGAAGAACTTGTGTTATAGATCCAAGAATTTGCAAAAATTTCTCTATAGGTTTTACTTTGTTCTGGGTTTTCAATTAAAGTTCCAATACTCTTAATTTTTAAAATCTGACCTTCATCTACAGAAATTGAATCTGATTTTTGGATAAAATCTGAAAGAACTCCCCTCAATCTAAGAACAACTTTTTTCGATACATCTCCATTTTCATAAGAAAAATATGTATCATCCGAAAAAATATCTTCCTCAGAAGTAATTGTATTTCCGACACCGGAGCATCCCAAAAATTGATTGACACTTTTATCTGAATATATAATAGTATTATTTTTGGAATATATTGTTCCTGTCTGACCAAATCCAATTGTGGAATCTACAGATATTACAGAAGCACCAACACTAACATTCTCTAAAATTTTTGAGTTGGGGGTAATTGTGAAATTGCCCTGAACATTGCTATTATCACTATATCCAACAAATAAACCTATTTTAAAATATTGTTTTTGCTCTCTTGTAAAGATTTCAACTGAAGATATTGAAGCGTATACTGCAGAATCTTTTGATTTAGTTAATGTCTGTCCTACTATTTTTGTAATATCTCCGCTGATAGATTCAGCAACACATACTTCTTTTCTAATAAAATCTGCATTTGATGATTTTATTAGATATTCTTCAAGATTAATTACTTTAGGAGTTTCTCCAAATAATACATTAAATAATATTCTGAATGAATCATTAGTACCTTTTGATTCATAAAAAGATCTTGATGATTTTATAAAGTTTCCGGCATCTATTCTAGAGTCAAAAATTTTATCTTCAAATCCTGGAGTATATGAAGATTTTAATTTTTTATAAAATTCCTTTAAAAATAAAGAACTTAAATTCTGTACTGAGGAATTTGAAGTGTGGGAATCAATAGTTGTATTTGAAAATACTAACTCTTCTTCATTTAAATCTTGATGATAACTAGTAATTCCACTAAAACCACGAACACATCCAGTAAAAGTATTTGTAGTGATTCCAGTATATGTTATAATTTCATCATCAATCTTTAATAAACCATATTGTTTAGGAAATCCTTTTGTATTAGAAACCTGAATTACATCATCATCTAATCCGACATCAGAGGATAAATTTATTGACCCTACAACTACTTCTGGAGTTAGGTTATCTACTTTTAAATATTGATCTAAATTTTCTGCAATATCAACAGGACCTCCCTGATATTCTTGAGAAATATAATATTGCTTTAAAAAATCTACTGCTTTTGGACTTTCACCTAGGACATACTCCGGCAATTGATTAGAAATTATGTCCTGAATCTTGATTCTAGATTCAATTCCAGTTTGTATCATATTACTTTCTGATTAAACTTCCGTTTGAATAACTTGATGTGTAAAAATCCCTATTAAAGGATGTACCTGATATTTCATCCCCAGATGAAATTACATCCTTAATCATATTTATTTCACTTGCTGCGATGTCAAAATTAAGATAAAGGTCTCTTAACCCAACAACATCATTCGATTCTGGAAATGCTTGTATTTCTATAATGTTATTTGGTTTGACAGTTGATACGACATTTATTGTTCCCAAATTAATCTCACCCTTTATATAATCAACTGTTCCTGCAGATTTAGAAATAACTCTTATAGTTCCATCTGATAAATTTTTAACTATAGAAAGAAGACCAGTTTTTTTATCCTTATTTGGTATATCAGTCAAATATACAACATCACTCTCACCAGATATATTAAATCCAGTAGATTTAATATTTTTTCCATCTTCAGACACATGAAATTGATTTCCAAAACATAATTCATACTGTGCAAATTGATTTAGTAAAGTAAATAAATTTCTTCTTATTGTTACCCTAGTAATATTTGATGTAATAGAAGTATCAGTATTATCGATAATTCTTAAAACTTGACTATATCTAAATCTTCCTCCAAATTTATTGAGATTAGTTGATTTGGAATAGTTTGTAATTGAATTAATTACCTTCGACTTTAAATTTTCTGGTGTTGACACCATAGAATCATTATAATAGATAAATGATTCAGTCTCAATATACAAAATTTTAAGATCTACAATTTTTTGATTGATTCCAGATATTGAATATTGTTTAAGTTGAGATAAAATTCTAGATTTATTAAACTCGGATACTAAAAATCCATTTTTAGGTTTGATTGAAATTTGAACAGTTCCAAATTTGGGGGGATCTAGTTCTTCGCCACCAACAACAGATACAGATTCAGTATCTGGGTATATTGTTTTGACAATTGATTCGTAATCTCTTCCAGTGACTGCTCTATTTTGTGCAGAATATATTCTTGGGGCAAAATATTTAA